GTTAAACCAATAGAATTGAAGAAGTATTATAAGGATGGATTACTTGACCCTACACGCCTCAACAAGGCTGTGTTAAATGAGATGGAGGAGGATTTAGGGCAATATGGATATGCCGGGCAAGTAGGGCAAAAACCGACACCTCCCGGAGGCGGAATGTTTAAAGTTGATAAGTTTGAAATCATTGACACCCTACCTCACATTGATGAGATGGAACAAATAGTCAGGTATTGGGATAAAGCAGGAACTCAGGGTGGAGGATGTTTCACTGTTGGTTGTAAAATGACAAAATTACGGTCCGGGAAATTCATTATAATTGATATAAAGAGAGGCCAATGGGGAACAGATGAAAGAGAACGTCGGATTCTCAATACTGCAGAATTTGATGGAGCAAGAACAGACCATTGGATTGAGCAAGAACCGGGGTCAGGTGGAAAGGAATCTGCAGAATCAACAAAAAGGAACTTAGCAGGACATAAAATTTATGCTGATTTACCCAAAGGAGATAAGATTTACAGAGCTGACCCTTATTCCGTTCAGGTGAACAATGGGAATATTATGTTGTTGAGGGGTGAATGGAACAGAGAATTCATAAATGAACATGAAAACTTCCCTTTTAGCACATATAAGGACCAAGTTGATGCTGCTTCCGGAGCATTTAGTAAAGTAAATGGAAAGAGAAAAGCCCGTGCGGTAAATAAATAACAAAAATCATGGCACAAAAGAATACTAAAAATAAGACTAACATTGCAGCCTACAATCAATTAACCGGTCGGATGAACTTGGCAGGGCTATTGGGAAGACAATACGGAGGCAAGCGAAACATATATAAAGCTCTTGGGTATCCTGAAGATAATATAACTTACGACGAATACTTTGCCAAGTATATGCGTATGGATATGGCGGGGGCAATTATCAACAGACCGATTGAAGCCACATGGAGAGGAAATGTTGTTATATATGATCCACTTGAATATACTGATGGAATTGATACTTTAAAGAAGGCATGGATTGACCTTGATTGGGAATTGAGATTAAAGGAGAAGTTCATTCGGGTAGATAAGTTGAGCAGTCTTGGTAGATATGGTATTTTGTTATTGGGATTCAATGACGTGAAGAATGCTCAGTCGGATTTCCAAACTGAGGTCCAAAAAACATCCGGGTTGAAATTGGTTTATGTGACCCCTCATGGAGAGGATACGGCAAAAATAAAGACATTTGTAACAGATACCACAAATCCCCGATACGGTTTGCCTCTATTATATGAAGTGAATACGGTCAATGATTCAGGCCAAAGTTTTTCAATCAATGTGCATCATTCAAGAGTAATCCATATCACCGGGGAAACATTGACCTCTGAAACATATGGAATACCAACCCTTCAAAGAGTTTATAACAGATTAATGGATTTAGAAAAACTCATAGGAGGGTCAGCGGAAATGTTTTGGAGAGGAGCACGTCCGGGATATGCTGGCAAAGTAGATAAGGATTACTCGTCTGATGACACCACAGACCAAGAGTTGAACAAACAGTTTGATGAATATGAAAACAATCTGCGTCGACTATTGATAAATGAGGGGGTTGAAATCACAGCATTGCAAACCCAAATATCAGACCCAACCGCTTCAGTCGATGTTCAAATAACAATGATTTCATGTATCACCGGAATACCAAAACGCATATTATTGGGGTCGGAAAGAGCAGAACTTGCTTCATCACAAGACACCGATGCTTGGTACAGTAAGATTGATGAAAGGCGTGAAGAGTATGCGGAACCACAAATCTTGGGACAATTCGTTTCACGACTTCAGAAACTTGGAATTCTTCCGGATAAACGTGATTACGGAATTGAGTGGAAGTCGTTACACCTCACTAATGACAAAGACAAAGCCGAAGTTGGCAGGATTAGGGCGAGTGCATTGAAAGAGTATTCAAGCACCCCCGGCATTCAAGAAATCATGCCCCCGGCTTTGTTTTACAAACATTTCTTAGGATTCACAGATGAACAGATAACAGAGATTGAGCAAATCCAAGAACAAATGTTACTTGATATGCCTGAAGAACAAGACCCCTCCGTTACTGAAACAGAAGAACAGAAGAATAAAGACAAAGAAAATATAACAGAGTAATAGAATGTGTGAAATGTGTCAACATATTGAAGTCTATATAAGACTTAGCAAAGCAGACCCAACGAAAACTACCGCGTTGAGTAATGCCTTTGTGTCCGATATGAAACGCAGATTCAAGGAATTGAAATCACAGATTACCAAGGCTATTGTAACAGAGGATGCCTTTGGATTGAATCAACCAACTATTTACTCAGCATCTCCGGTAGGGAAATTCAACTTTCCACGCTCTGCAGATAAAGTAAACGCATTCATGGGTTGGTTAGACGGTCAGGTGCAAAAAGGAATATTGTCTGTAAAAGAGGGAGCACAATTGGGTCAGGCAGTAGAGGGAGCATGGACAAACAAATACATATCAGACTCATATAACAGAGGAATCACAAGAGGGCGTTACGAATTGGGAAAAGCCGGGTTCAATTTACCTGCAGGAACCACCGCAGTCGGTAGTATGATGAATCCATTCCACATTGATAGACTTGGTCTGTTATATAGCAGAACATACAGTGATTTGAAAGGCATTACCAATTCAATGGATAATCAGATAAGCAAAGTATTGAGTCAGGCAATGGGTGATGGAGATAATCCAAGAACTATAGCAAGAAAATTGAACGCGGTAATATCAGGTGGAGGGGCTACTTTAGGAATCACTGACTCATTGGGCAGATTCATTCCGGCAGAGAGAAGAGCAGCGATGTTGGCAAGGACTGAGATTATACGAGCACATCATCAAGCCACAATACAGGAGTATCGGAATTGGAATGTTGAGGGGGTTTCTGTTCAGGCTGAATTCAGTGCTTTAGGAGATGCTTGCCCTGAGTGTCAGGAATTGGCAACCGGCGGAGTGAATAATGATGGAATTTATACATTGGATGAGATTGAGAACATGATTCCGGTACATCCTAATTGCCGATGTTTGGCATTACCGTTTTTACCTGAGGTAGAAGATGTCAAGACCCAAGAAGAAGCAGGAGTAACAGAGACATCTCCGGGGGAATCAATTCCTACAGAAGGCACTTCAATATCACAAGTACCAACGACCGGGTTAATTGATGACCCGGTGAAAGAAATGTTTGAAAATGCTGGAGATGCAGACGACTATATGATATACCGTAAAAAGTATGATAAAATGTTTTCTCAGTTTACCGCAGAAGAAAAGGAGGCATGGATAACATATGTCAATTCAGAAGATTCCCCCCGTGGAAAAGTTATAGTTGACATAGAGGGAATGCGGGCTAAAATGCAAGATACATTGGGTAATAGTAAAGAAGTATTTGAAAATTTTATTAGTGAATGGCAAACCAATCCATGTAGTAAGCCTTGTGTTGAAATGAAGTTCCAAACATTTACCCTTGAAAAGGGACAAGAAAGTTTTGTTATTAGAACCCATTACAAGGAAATGGCAGAGAAATGGGTTACTGATATGGATGAAGGGTTGATGACTGATTATATTAAAATACGGGCTTTTAATCAATCATATATGGATTGGATTGGGGTTGCTGATGAAATCACATTATATAGAGGTACCGGAGGAAATACAGGCAGAACAATGAGTCGGGCGTTAACTTCATTATCAAAAACCCATAGGACAAAATGGACTATTCAGGATGCAAATTTAACAGGGTATACTGATGATATAGCTATAGCAAATCATTTTGGACGAAATAATTCGGGAGTAACAGTAAAAATAAAGATTGGCAAGTCAGAAATATTTTTACATAAAGACTTAATTCGGGGAATGACTCAGGGGTTTTGGCGTGAAAATGAGTTCATTTTAATAGGTAAAAACAGAAAAATTAATATAAAAGACTTATATTTTTAAAAACAAATTATCATGATGATATCAATAAAAACAGTAAATGTAATTGAAAAAAAAGGAAATGAAATCATATTTTCCCCGGGAGCTGACGCCGGTAATGATGATTGGTTGAGAACAGCCCGGCTGCAGGAAAAAGCAGACAATGGAGATGCAAAAGCTCAGGAGGAAATTGATAAACTGTACAGTGAACCAATACTTATGTTCTCCAAAGAAGAAATATTGGAAGATATAGAAGAACAAAAAGATAATAAAACCAAGTAATATGAAAGATTTATTATTACACACAACCTCTTTAAGTGATTACAAAGCATCACAGACATCCACCACAATTAATGTACCGGTGGTCATGATGGTTGAGGGCGTTCATCATGGAAGTGGTGGACCGATTATGCACACCTCCGCCGGTTTAGAAGCATCTGTAGAGCAATGGAATGGGAAACCGGTGGTTATATATCACCCTCAGGATTCCGAAGGCAATTACATATCCGCTGAGAGTGAGGGGGTAGTTCATGTTGGAGTGATTAGTAATACAAGGTGGGATAGTGGAAAATTGAAAGCAGATTTGATTCTTAACACCTTGATTATGGCTTCAGCATCTCCAAAGGCGGTTGAATATATTGTAAAAGGCAGGCCAATAGATGTATCAATAGGAGCCTATCCGATTAACGAGAATATCTCCGGAGAATGGAACGGTGAAACATATATTGCTACCACGATTGCTTATGAACCCGACCACTTGGCAATACTTCCCGGGGAAGTGGGAGCATGTAGTTGGGATGATGGCTGTGGAATCAGAGTGAACTCGAAACAAGATAACAAACCAAAAATGAAAGGAGGCCAAATGTTTAATGTGAAAGAATCAATCAAGGAATTGTTGGACAATGGACATGTAATAAATGTTATTCAAGGAAATGCTGAACAAGGTTACAGAGAAAAAATGGACAAACTCTATACTCTTGTAAACAGCCTTGACTCGGATATGTATTATCATTATGTTGAGGATATGTTCAACGATTACGTGATTTATCGTAGAGAATCAAAAGGAACACCAAGAACAGAATCACGGTGGTACAAACAAGACTATGAAGTCGTGGAAGACCAATCAATTCAGTTCATGGGGGAACCGGAAAGAGTATTAAAGCAGGTTGAATATAAGCCTGTACAAATTAATGAACAAAACAATAAAACGAAAGGAGAAACAGAAATGAACAAAGCGGAAAGAGTGGCTGCATTGATAGCCAACAAAGGATTTTCCAAATGTGATGAGCAAATGTTGCTTCAGGCTTCAGAGGAGCAACTAAGTGTATTTGAACAAAGCGGAAAACCGAAAACAGAAGAACTGAATGATTCAATTGTGACTACTTATGTAGGCAAAAAATCAAAGGAACAAATCATTGAATTACTTCCCGAGTCAATTCGTGAATCAGTAAAACAGGGAATGTTATTGTATGCCGAAAAACGCAACGCAACGATTGAAAAAATCATGACCAATTCAGGTACCGTGTGGACAAAAGAAGAATTGGAAGTGATGAGTGATTCAATGCTTGAGAAAGTAAGCAAAACAACAGTTGCCCCAACTGATTACAGTGCAGCCGGCGGACAAAGAACTCCGTCAACTCAAAAAGGAATTGAAGAACCATTGTACCCGGTAGGAGTGAAAATTGAAGAACAGAAATAATAATTAAATTGAAAGGAGAAACAGAAAATGAACACAATTAAGTTAAAAGATTACAACAAAAACCAACTTGAGTTGGTAGCAGATGGAGTGATGACTCCCGGAATGCTTGTAGAATTGACTTCTGCAGGAAAGGTAAAAAAACATGCAACTTCAGAGGGAAATGTTTTGGTTATGATTGCCCTTGAAGATGAGTTGCAAGGTAAAGCAATCACAGAAGACTATGCTGATGCTGACCAAGTTCAGGTATGGGTTCCATCTCGTGGTGATGAAGTTTACGGAGTTTTAGCAACAAATCAGGTGATTGTTATTGGTGATTTTCTTGCAAGTAATGGAGACGGGACATTTAAAAAACATGTTCCTATTCAGGCAGACTATCCGGTAGCTGATGCAGCCACTCCAATATTAGTTCAGGCTATTGTTGGTCAGGCTATTGAAGCAAAGACAACCACAAGTGCAGTTGGAAGAATCATGTTCAGAGTTATTTAAGTTTTTAAAAAAATCGAAAGGAGACAAAAGAAATGGAAAATGTAGATATTATTTCACAGGACGGTATTTCAGGAGCAGTAGCAAATGAATTACAAAAAAATCAACTGAACGTAGGTTTAATGCGCCCGTTCATTGGCAATGATGGAAAAGCATACGCAACAGTGTATTCAGGAAAGAATCCGAATGACCCAAAAAGTTATTCAATTGTTCCCTTGCAGACAAATGCTACATTGCGTAGGGATGAGTGGAAACAATTAGATGATGCCGTTTTAATGGCTTCACGTGAAAGATTGGTTGGAATCAATGCATTGGAATCACGCGGTTTAATATTCAATCTCGGTAATGCAATGGGAACTACGGTTCTTGAGTATTCTGATATGGATGACAATTTGAGTGCAGAGCTTAGCATGGATGGAATCACTCGTTCAAAAAATGACCGTCCTGATTTTGGTACAAAGTACTTGCCAATTCCGATTATCCACGTGGATTATCAGATTAATACAAGAGCTTTGAATGCAAGCAGAAACATGGGGAATGGAATTGATACGATACAGGCTGAACAAGCATCACGTAGAGTAGCAGAAAAATTGGAGGACATGCTCTTCACCAATACCACTTACACATTCGGTGGTGGTTCGATTTATTCGTACGTGAATCATCCAAACAGAAATCCTCAGACCCTTACACTTGCTTGGGACAACGCAGGCAAAACCGGTGCTTTGATTTTGGCCGATGTTCTTGCTATGAAAGCTAAACAACTTGCCGACAATAAATTCGGACCATGGGAATTGTATGTGCCTACTGCTTATGACACAATCCTTGACAATGATTTTTCCGCAACTTCAAATGGAGTTACAATTCGTGAAAGATTGTTGAAAATCGAAGGCCTTAGTGGAATTAAAGTGGTTGACAGATTGGCTGCAAACAATGTTTTAATGGTTCAAATGACTACCGATGTAGTTCGTTTGGTTAAAGGATTAGCTATTCAGAATATTGAGTGGCAGACCGAAGGCAAATTTGTAAACAATTACAAAGTTATCACAATTCAGGTTCCGCAGATTCGTGCAGATAAGAGTGGTAAATCAGGAATTGTTCACTTAGCATAAGTAGTAATAGTAACAACAATTTAATCAAAAAATAGTTATGAAAAATTGGATAAGTAAAACAACAAAATCGCTAACCCTACTCACGGGAATAGTGATTGCTCCCGGGGCTTCATTTGAAGCCGAGGACCAAGACATTCCTCAAGCATTTAGAGACATGGTTATTTGTGTAACTCCTCCTAAAAAAGAAGAGGAAAAGAAACAAGACCAAGACCCTCCTGTTCTCACAAGAACAAGAGCACCAAGGGAAGTGAAGACTGAAGAGGAAATACTACAGGACTTACTTGCTGAAGAAGCACAAGCTGATGCCAAACAGGATGAGGATACAAAAGAATCAACCAAAAAGCCTTATGTGAAAAAGCACAATGGGTCGGGTTGGTATCTGATTGTTGACAATGAGGGAGTTCAAGTGGGTGGTCTGATGAGACAGAATAAAGCAAATGAGGAGTTGGAAAGGTTGAATGGATAAGTAATGTTGAAAATGAAGATTACACAACCCATATTAATTACAGGAATCCCAAGAAGTGGGGCAAGTATGATTAGCGGAATCATTTCAATGTGTGGTGGCTTCGGTGGTGTTCTTTCATCCATGGGAGAAAATCCACGCATTAAAGAGATGAATACAATCGTTCTTAATAACTTAGGAATGGATTCGGCCGGACAATTTCCTTTGCCTGATGCTTCACAGATACCGGTGATTAACGATTGGGTTGCGTTAACTTCATTCATCATGCACCAACAAGGCTATAATGATGCAAATACTTGGTTTTGTAAAGATTCCCGGATTGCTTTGTTATGGAAAACTTGGAATGCAGCATTTCCTCAAGCAAAATGGATTGTGGTTAAAAGAAATACGAATGACATTGTTGAATCTTGCCTCAAAACAGGATACATGAGAGCATTCAAGGACCCAAAGATTCTATCACAGATTGGAAAGACCTCTGTTGTTGATGGATGGAAGTGGTGGATTGAGCAATATAATGAGCGATTCCTTGATATAGCAAACAATGTAAGTAATTTAGTCACAATCTACCCTGAAAGAATGGTGTGGAATGATTATTCCGAAATAAAAAGAACGATTGAGTGGTTGGGTTTGGAATGGAATGATGAAGTCACAACATTTATGAATACAAAGTTAAACAAAGTTAAAGTATCGAAAGGAGTTAATCATGGCAAATAGAACAACACTCGAACGCGTATTATCATTGATGTCAGAAATTACGGTTTCTGATACTGATGTTGAGAGTTTTATTGGAGCAGCAAATACATTTGTAACAGCCTATCTTGGGACATCTTCGTTATCAAGTGCTGTGTTGGAGGAAATCGAAAGATGGATGACGGCACACATGATAGCAAGTACTCGTGAAAGAATGGCGACTGAAGAGGGTGCCGGTGGGGCTTATATCAAGTACATAGGAACCTTTGCTGATGCACTAAGCTCAACTCCATACGGTCAAATGGTTACGACTCTTGATACTACCGGAACTCTTGCCAAGATAGCAAGGAAAGTTCTATCAGTGAAAGCAATAACAACAACCTATAATTAAAAAGTCATGGGAATCTTGGAGTTCATTTCTAAAATCTGTGTTCAACCGGCCGTGTATTGGGGTAATCCGATACCAAACGGTTACGGTGGTTACAATTATGATTCACCAATTCAAATTTATGTGCGGTGGGATGATTCAAAGTCTGCTCCGTCATTCATTGGTGGAGATAAGATAACTGTTAACGCCATAGTATTATGTACTCAGGAACTTGATTTGGGCGGGTTTTTGTGGCTTGGAGAACTTCCTGAATATCCGGAAGTGATGCCTGACAATCCATTGGAAGTTGAAAATGCTTACTCCATTCAGAAGTTTACGAAAGTTCCATTATTAAAATCAAAAACTTTGTTTGTTAAAACTGCTTATTTGTAAAAAATCATGCCAAAAGTACAAGTCCATATGAAAGGAATTGATGATGCTTCCAAAAAGTTGAATAAATTCATCAAAAAAATACCTAACATTACGTTGCCCGGGCTGATTAAATGTGCTATTATTTTACAAAGGAGTATGGACAAAGAATCACCAACTGTTCCTGCAGACACCCGAAATCTTCAAAGTTCTTTTTTTATTGTGACTACTAAAAGTGTTGCAGAGGGAGGCAGTCCTAAGTTTGAAGGAGATGATGCGGGACAAATGGCTTCAAATCATACAAGAACTATTCAATCAGGAAAATCAAAAGTGGAGACCTCTCGTTTTCCGATGATAATGTTAGGATTCTCTGCCAACTATGCTGAGTGGATGCATGAAAAAATGGATATTAAACACTACACAAGAGCAGGGTCAGGAGCAAAATTTTTTGAGTCTGCCATTGCTCGGAATACTCAGAAGATGCTTGCTGTGTTAACTAAAGAAGTAAAGGAGGGAATTAAAAATGAATAGTATCTGTGAAGACATAAAGGATATGCTCGAGGATGAAGAAGTATTGAATCTGACTTTTGCAACTAATTTATTCATCATGCAAAGTCCGGCTGTACCTCTTGATATTGTCACTATTTATGACACATCAGCGGGAAATCCTGATATGACATTGAATGGAGATACTACTATTTACAATAATTCTTTTCAAATCCTAATCAGAAACCAAGAATACGACGACGCCTATGCTCTTGCTCAGGCAATAGTTGATTATCTGAACGGGAAAGCAAATGAGATTTGGAACAACACTTATTATATGCTTATATCATTATCAAGCGGACCAAGTCAATTAGCAGGTAGTGGAGGGGTCTCCATATTACAATCGGGAAAAAGAAGAGGGCAAGTTGAACTATCAATTAATTTTAGGGTAAAGAGACAAAAATCAAGTTAATAATTTAAAAAACGAAAGGAGAAACGAGAAATGCCAAACGTAGCAGTAACAGGAAAAGGAACAATTTTCAACAGATGGGACACAGGTACAAGCGCTTGGGTTGCAGTTGGAAATATTAATTCCATAAGTGGACCGACAGCGAGTCGGGAAACAGTTGATGTGACAACATTAGATTCTGCAGGTGGATACCGGGAATTCATTGGGTCACTAAGAGATGGTGGAGATGTAAGTCTATCCATGAACTTTATCATGGAAACTTATACATTAATGAAATCAGATTTTGAAAGTGATGTACGGCAGCAATATCAAATTGTACTACCTGATGCAAGCCATACCACTTTGGAATTTGAGGGACTTGTAACAGAGTTACCGGTTGATATTCCATTGGATGACAAAATCACGTGTGATTTAACAATTAAAATTTCAGGAGAAACAGAATTGTCAAGTGTTGATATTGTTGACTCAGTAGAAACTCTTGAAAATATTTCTGTAGCCAATGGAACTCAATTAGCTGATGCCGGGTTACCTGCAGAAGTAGAGGTAACAATGACAGATGACACAACGGATAATGTTGATGTTATTTGGAATGCCGGAACTCCGATGTATGATGGAGGAACCGCTGGAACATATGTTTTTTCAGGAACATTAGTTATGCCTGATGGTGTATTGAATGTAAATGGATTAAAAGCATCTGTATCAGTAGTAGTTGCAGCCTTGTAATTTTTAAAAATGAAGTAAATTAATCATATTTATTTTGTTTTTGTTTTGTGAATTTGAACTTATTTTTTAAACAATCTAATAATCAAAAAGATGACAGAAGTTATTTTATACAAGAAAAACCAATATTTTATAAGTGTTGGATATTATGCATTAAAGCATACTAATCGTGAATTGGAATCAGCCGGAAAAGGTACTTTATCAATGGACAATTTAATGGGGACAGATATGGAGATTCTTGAACCACTTTTGTATTATAGTTTAGTGATGGGTCACAAATTGGAGGATAAACCCCTTGACTTGGTAAGAGATGATATGGAGTTTGTACTGAATGAATGTTTAACAGAATTCACGGAAGCACTCCCTAAATTTTTTGCAAAAAAAGAAGGGAACCAAAAGTTGGGGGAGGGCAAACCGGTACACAAGGGGAAAGGTTAGAATTTAATTTTAATAAACTTTGTGGCATGGCAATTTCACGGCTACATATTTCAAGTAAAGAGTTCTACGAAATGACTCCGGCAGAATTTGTGGAAGCAATAACGGATAGTGTGAGTAGAGATAAGGATTACCTAACCACAATAGTTCAGACATTGTGGGATTCAACGAGGGTCCATATAATGTTTGACCAACTTGGAAATCCTTATTTAAAGAAACGTCCAAAAAGAGTAACAGATGTTTTGAAGTTCCGGTGGGATTCTGAAAGGAAAGAGCAAGCACAAACTGTAGATGACATGAAAGCGATTTTAACAGCATTGCATGTGGCAAATTATGTCAATAAGAAGGGAAAACGTCATAGGATAAAAGCAGAGCGCGAAAACAAGGCAAATTTGCCTTTGTTTGATGTAAAAGGAGGAAATCATCAAGTAAAATAATAAAGAGCATACAACCGCGTGTAAATTAATAGGAGGGCATATGGATTTAGGAAATATTATAGCGAAATTGGGATTGGATACCACAGATTTTGAAAAAAAGATGTCAACCATGACTACAAAGTTTAATTCTATGTCCAAGAAGATGGCCATTACCGGAGGGGCTATGTCATTAGCAGTGACAACTCCCTTATTGTTAATAGGACGTAAAATGACAATGGCGTGGGATGAAGCAATACAAGCAGAAACGAAATTGAATGCGGCAATCCTATCAACCGGAGGGGTTGCAGGGAAATCCACAAAGGAATTGATGGAGATGTCTGCAGTACTTCAGCAAAAAACAACTTTTGGAGATGATGCAATACAAGGTGCTCAAGGGCTTTTATTGACTTTTACTCAAGTACGAGGAGAGATATATGATAAAGCGATTCCGGCAATTATGGACATGAGCACTATGTTGGGACAGGATTTACAAAGCTCAGCTGTATTAGTTGGAAAAGCATTGAATGACCCAATAAAAGGTATGACCAATTTAAGAAGAGTTGGTGTTTCTTTTACAGAGGAACAAATCAACCTGACAAAGAAACTTGTAGCAGAGGGAAAAATACAAGAAGCTCAACAAATAATCCTGAATGAATTACAGGTTGAGTTTGGAGGGCAGGCTGAAGCTGCAGCTAAAAAGGGATTAGGTCCAATGAAGCAAATGCAAAACAATTTGGGAGATTTAATGGAGCAATTTGGAAAGATAATAGTTGAAGGTTTAACTCCCTTTTTTAATTGGCTTTCAAAATTAGTTGTAAAATTTCAATCACTGTCAGAACCAACTAAAAAGTTTATTGTTGTATTAGCATCTATTGTTGCTGCGGTTGGTCCCTTATTGCTTGGACTTGCCGGAATAGTGAGAGTGATTCCTTATGTGGTTCAAGGATTTAAAGCTATGCAAGGAGCAGTGGCCGCATTAAATAAAACATTAATGTCCAATCCATATTTAGCAATCGCTGCAGCTGTTCTTGTATTAGCAATCGCAATAACTAAATATGTCAAAGAGGGAAGTGCCGCCGAAAAGATGCACAAAAGAGTGTCTGCAGCGGTTGAAAATACAAGGGGTCAAGTCATGGCGGAACAAGATGCTTTGAATAAATCTTTTGAAGCATTAAAAAACAATAATACCAAACAGGATGAACGGGCAAGATTGATAAAAGAAATCAACGAGAGATACGGAGAATATTTGCCAAAATTATTGACAGACAAAACATCTACAATTGAACTTGCACAAGCTCAATCAATTTTAAACAATCAGATTGCTCAGGGCATTATCTTGAAAAGTAAGAATGCTACTATTGAAGAGGAAACTGTTGGAATTCTTGAAACTCAAAAAGAAGCCCTGACCAATATACAATCCACTTTAATTAAGAACGGATGGAGTGCAGCTCAAGCCAACGCAGGCATGAATAAATTAACAGCCTCACTACGAAAGGGAGATACATTTCAAGCTGCATTCCAAAACTCTTTAGGATTGACAACTTTACAAGTAACTGAAATGGCTGGTTCTTTTGATTGGGCTTCCGGAAAAACATCAAGCCTGATGGACTATATGTATGATTTGTCAGGAGCTTTGCAAGATGAGAAAAATGTGATAGCAGGGGTTGGAAGTATGTATGACATTCTTCTTAATTCATTTACCACTCCTATTTCAACTCCTGTACCTACAGGAGGGCTTGGAGATGAAGATGCTCCCCCAACTACTGCTTTGAATGCCTACCAAAAACTAACCAAAGCAATTGGAGATTATAAAGAACAATTACAATCACTAACTACTTTGGCATATCAAGGAAATATATCGGATGCGGATGCTGAGAAAATTCCCAAAATAAAAAAGGAACTTGAAATACTTGAGGCACAGAAAAAACAAATTGATGAAAGTTGGATTCAGTCTTCAGGGGAAGTAAAACAAGCCTTCGACCAAGACTTGGAAAATATGTCTAAATCAAGACAAGAATACAATAAATCGGAAAAAGATTTATTGGATTCCCAATTTGCGGAAAGATACACTCAATTGGATGAAATGTACAAGTTTGAGTCTTTGATGTATTCCGATAATGCCGAACAAAAATCTATTATTGATGCTCAATATTATGCAAGGAGGGAACAATTGGATTCTGAGTACATGCTTCAATCACAGGTTATATTGGACAAGATTAATCAAGAAAATGCTCAATCATACGCCGATTCTTACGAAATTAGACGACAGGCAGATTTTGAAAATCTACAGGAACAGATGGCTATTATGGATAAAGGGGAATGTGCCTATGAGGAATACCTTGATAACAGGGCTACTGATGATGAGTCGTACTATGCATATGTAAGCAGATTGTCAAAATCTTCTTTAACATCACAGATTGCTGATTTTAAGGCTGCCAAAAAAGAACATGACAAGACTTTTTTGGAAATAGCAGGGGAAGCAAAAGAAGCAAAGGAGGAAAAGACATACGATTTTAGCGGAGATTCAACCAATTTTATTACAAGTATTCCTGACTCTATTATGGTTGCCATTCAAAGCATGAAAGAATTAAAAGCAACTTATTCAGATACAATGGCCTCGTTAAATGAACAATGGAAATCGGGGTCCTTATCATATCAGGAATATGTTGATAAAATGAAAGAGGCAACTGCTTCTTTTGAAGAGGATTCTAAAAAAATTGGCTTTGGTAAAACGATAATAAATAGTTTAGCGGAACTTCTTATTACTGTAGGTAAATCTGTTATGGCAATAGGGTTGGCAACGGATGCCATGAAACAGGCTTTTGAAAATCCATACATAGCCATTGCAGCCGGGGCTGCTGCTATTGCAACAGGTATGATATTGAAGTCTGTATTCCAAGGATTAGAAACGGGAGGAACAGTAACAAAATCAGGAGCATTTCTTGTTGGTGAAAGTGGTCCTGAATTGGTAAATTTAAAAGCAGGAGCTGCAGTAACTCCAAATCATTTATTAGGAGCGTCAGGGAATTCTAATACTTTGGTCACACGAATATCCGGTAGAGATTTGGAAATAATATTACAAAGAACAAATTCACAAACCACTAATAGAAGGGGTCGAGGATAATGAAACGAATATTTACAGCGGGGTTTAATAGTGCTTTTTTACCTTATAAGTATAGGATTATTGAGGTGGCACGAACGGATGCTTCAGATATTATACCGGCAACTCTTTGGGGGGATATGGGGATGAATGTTGGTTTTTTGTCTGATGATTTGTTTGAGGGACCAACTAATACTACTACTATCATTGAAGCAGACTCTACTGTAGATAATGCTGCAAGACTTGCCGCTGCCTTTGTAGCAGGTGGAAAAAATGATTGGTATTTACCTTCTTTGGATGAATTACAGTTGATTTATGATAATAAGACAATTATACCTGCTCTAAATACAACTACTCCTTATTGGTGTTCCTCAGAAGTGGCAGGAGGAAAAGCCCCTTCACTTTTGATGTCCAATGGTACTATTTCTAATGATTTTAAAGCATGGTATCGAGGTGTTCGTTGTATCAGGGCATACTATACAAATAATCTACCTAATATAGGGCAGGCAGGGGCAGGGCAGGGTATAATTATATACATACAAGAACTCGCTGAAATATCACATGAAATCAATATATACGATAGGGATGAAGATGGAGATGACCCCGATGTGTTGACATTAGAAACTCCGGGGTACGAAGTTAGATGGAATACAGGCACGAGTGATGTTATTTCTTGTGGTATAATTGAGTCAGAATGTAGTATATACATCCGAAATATCAGTGATGTATTGAGGTCGTTCCTGAATTCATTGGTCAATGCTGCAGAATATAGGTACATTGTAGAAATAAAGAAAAATGAAAAATTGTGGTGGTTTGGTATTTTATTGCCTGATTTCAGTGGAATTGAAGATTTACCTAACAGTAGTATTGAGTTATCTGCAGTTGATGGTCTTGCTTACTTAAATCACATTGAAGCATCTGATATAAACCACGTTGATGAGTGGATTGGAGAGACTCATACATGGGATTATTTGAATGATTTGAAATACATGGGTGTTTTGGGGGATATTTTGTACGGATTGAAAAGATTGCCAACTTCAGATTTATTTTGGAAACAAACAGAAGCAGAAGATAAAGAAACTAAATTTCTATATGTTCATACAGAGTGGTTTGGAGAAGGGATGTTGGAAACAGATGAACCAATGGAAAAGGCATTTGTTATGCCATATCAAGGAAAAGTATGTTGGGGAACAAAAAGTATTGAAACAGGTTATAATGGAACAGAGATAGAAGTAATTACGTATCAAAATTACAGAGATGTGATACAACACATCCTAACTCGTTTTCGTGCCGTTTTGATATTGCAAAATGGAGCGTGGTATATCATACAAAGAGAATGTCTAATTTCAGGGTCAGACATTACCTATCACACATATAGGCGGGAACCCTTGAGACAATCCCCTGCTGTTCCTGATTGGACAGCATTGCCTTCAACCGTATCAGAAAAAACATATAAATCATTCTCACCCACATCCGAAAGATATCGTTCTGCCGGAAATTTCAATTATTTACCCGGTTTATTATCAGCCAAGGTTAAATATGTGGCAGGGGATAATATGAATACAGATAGTTTGGTTCCTTGGAACTATCAACCTGAAGTACAGTATTCAACAATTCCATTAGAAGCTGGTGCAGATAATTTTTTGCAAATAAAAGTAGGTTTTGAACAAGAGTTTTCAAGTCCTGCTGAGTTTCCTGAATGTGGTTTCTTCAGAGCAATACCAAGATACCGTGTTTATTGTAAAGTTGGAACAAAATGGTGGAATGGCACAGCTTGGCAATCAGCGGAAACGTATCAACTCATTGAGGGAACTCGTTTGGAATATAGTGCAGAAAT